TTCATGGAACGCAAGACCAACCCACACTGCAAGGCCTGTCGTAAGGCTGAGGCAAGAAGGCAATACGTCATTAACTGGATGAACGACAATGCACAACCCGGATAGAGGATCGATGTTGTTGGCCGTCATCAGTGTCAGCTTCATGGTCATGCTGCTGCTGGTTGGAACACTGTGGACAATCGCAGCCTGGCTGTTTGGGAGTGCGGCACGGTGACACCATTCACAGAAGGCAAAGCGGCCAGACTGGTTTTCTCAGTGCCACCCATGCCAGCGGTTGGAAAAGCTGGAACGGTGCTGCTGATCGATGCACGGTTCGTCGTCATGTTGTTTGACGGTGAAGAGTTTCAGCGGGTTGTGCCACGGCAATGGCTCAGCCCCATCACGGAGGATGAACATGCTGGTACTGACTCGCAAAAAACTGGAATCCATTGTGATCTACCATCCAGACTATCCAGCTTACAAGGCTGTAGTCCAGGTGGTTGAAATCAAAGGTGACAAGATTCGCCTGGGTGTGACGGCTGACAAGGCCGTTGTGATACACCGGCAGGAAGTGCAGGACTTGATACATCGCAGTAGCTCTCAGGAGGAGGGGCCAGATGCACGGAGGCGAGAGAGGACTGGTGCAGAGGAGAGGCTGACTACTGCGGCCCTACAACCCCAGCCAGCAACCACATGAGGAGGTCTTGTGTGGTCAGACCAGCAGTGCCCTGGCTGGGGTTTGTTTTCTTACAAGAGGTAACAGCTATGCTTGATTTTGACTTTCAGCACGATGGTACATGGGAGGCATGGGGAGACTCAGGCCTGTACACCATTGAAGTGTGTGATGATGGCGAATTTGTAGCCAGTTTTGGTGACGATGAAACAGATCATGATTTGAGAGCTGCAAAGACATTCCTGACATATCGAGAAGCCAGAGACTGGTGCAACACCACTGAAAACACTTTGAAGCAAGCAGCAGTGGTGACTGTGTACACAGTTATAATCAGCGGTATACCGCTAGTCAAGTCTAGGTTGGAATTTTTTTTGTGTTTATTTTGTGCATTGCTGTATACGCGAGGATACGACGGAACGTACAATGCATAACTATGAAGACAATCGCGCCTACACCTGTTATCCTGAGCCACATGGCGAAAAAGCGAACCGGTGGTGAGCACACAACTCCCCGCAAACCAATCCAGATGCCCATCGATTGGTACAAACTGTTGCACAAGCTGGCTTCCGCCAACAAACAGCCCATGCTGTGGTATCTGCAATCCATGATTGCCCAGGGTGCAGACGAACAAGGCAAAGAACGGCCAAAGCTGCCCTGGGAAGAGTAGCAGGCCCCTTGTCGTCATTGATCCAGCTTGTTGGCTCATTCCACTATTGGAACAAAACATCGGTGCTGATCGGGGCTGCCTCGGGGTGTAACTTTCCCGCCCCGAGTAACTACTTATCTGCCAATGTATTGCGTTGATCGGAATTTATTTTTTTCTCGGGTATTACATATCGGGCCGAACCAGCCGCCCCGATTTTCTGGATTTTCTGTGATACCACCAGGTATTTGATGGCCTGCTTGATGGTGCTGCCACCAGGGGATTTACCACAGGCCAATGCAATCGACTTGGAACTGAGTGTTTGCCCTGAACACCTTGCCAGGATGCGCCGGGCCAGTGGTGGTGTAACGTCGGCTGATGGCGTGGTTGTCTGCAACAGGTGATCAGCAATTTTGCCGAGATGACGAATAGCAAGCGGATGGGAAGCGGAAGCCAATCCTTGGCTTACTGCAATGATTGCCTGCAGGTGTTCCTTCGTGTGCTGCATAGTGGCCTTTGTGCATGTTACAAACACGGCATGTTAGAACAAGTGTAAACCGCACTTAAATCCCAAGTGCCTGCTTCAAGTAATTAGTGCTGGCAACGTCAATTTCCGCCTGCTGAATAGCGGTTTTTGCGGGGATTTAGACGGTTTGCCCTGAGCCGTCAAGACGAGAAAAGCCACAAAGGTGTCGAAGGTGTCAGTCGGAACGTCGAAAGGTGTCAGGACTGACACCCATAAAAAAGAAATTGATTGCTGATATAATCGAATAAGTTAGATTGTTGCAATGTTGCAGAGGTTACACACATGGTAAAAGATGGCATCCCCCGCAATGCAGATGGCTTCATTGACTGGTATGGTACATGGTGCCCCAACTGTCACAACAGGTGCAGCAAGAAACACAAACCCAGTGCAGGAAATCTGACATTTCTTGTCATTCTGGCTGTCGTCGGATGCATTGCGATTATGGCTATACCGCTGGCCTTGATCGTTATTCTAGTAGGTGCAGTCATTGGTTTTCTGCTTCCTTCTGAGTGGAAGTGCTACCAATGTCAGAATAAGTGGAAGGCATAGCCTAAATGGCCTGGAAAACTATTTTCAAAATTCCGCTCAACTCCCCTTGCATAGTCTCCGATAGGAGTATATATTTATAGTGTCAGTAGCACATCGCACTGACAAACAAAGTCGGGGCCGCAAGCCCCAAGGAGATGATGAGATGAAAAATGCAACGAATCCAATGACCATCGAATCCCTCAAGACCAAGTGGATCGGTCGCATGGTAATGAGCAGTACAGATCATGGCCTAGACAAATCCTCAGCTAATGATCGACATGTCACCAAGATTTGGCAAGACCCTGAGACTGGCAAGTATTTCGCATGGGCCAACGAGCATCATTCGGCAAATTCGTTAGAGGCTCTTGACCGTCGTCTGAAATCGCTGGTTCGCCGAGCAAAGTAATGCGACTCCTCCCCCATCCCCTCCCGTCTCGCAAACGTGGCCAATCGCTGGAAGTAGGGGGTGGGGGACTTTTATGGAGACACTCACATAACCTACGCGGAAAGAAAAATCAACGCATTAGTCGATGCGATTAACAACGCTCCACCTGCACCAGACTACCCCGATTGCAACCACTGCGACAATGGTAAGAAATCAGGAAGCACTCGCCCAGTATCGCCTCATCAGTGCAAGACTGGCAACAATGGCAAGTGCAAGCAGTGCGGGAGGTGGCTGTGTCAGGACGATTAACCCTACACCAAGCAATCACCGAGGCTGTCAGCAAGCAAAAGCTGACAGCCTATTTCATTGCCACTGAAGCCAAGCGGCTGAACGGTGGCCATTTCCCAGTGTCGATTAATCACGTCAGCGAATATCTAGCAGGCCGCAAGGACATGACCGGCAAGAAACTAGACTGGATGCTGCTGGTGCTGGGGTTGTCAGTGAAGTAACTATTCCTTCTGCATCATCTCGATTGCCTCCACGGTCAGCATGTGGATTCGCTGCTTGCTGAGCTTGTGCCGCTGGCCCATAGATTTGAATGTCTCACCCTGCATCCGTCTTTCAATAATGTCTAACCTGATGCCGTCAATCCGCTGCTTCAATATCTGGTAATCGTCCCGCATTTCCCGTATCGCCTGCTCATCCACTGACAGCCGGTGCCTGCTTCTCAGCTTGCCGGTTTCCTGCAGCAGCTCCATGCTGTTTTCGCCGTCTGCATGGCGGGCTTTCTGGCAGGGCATATTGACAGTTTTGATGTTGCTTGCTGTGGTTGCTATCCCTCGTTTGTGCCGATCTCTGAGCAGCTGCATGAAGTGATTGTAGAAGTACCAGAACGCCCAGCCGCTGAAGCTGCCCTTGCTCTCGTTGTAGGTGATGGCTGCACAGCAGAGAGCGTAACCAAACTCGGCTTGCATCAGTTCTTTGTCGATATCACTACGGCGGTATTTCTTCACGCCTGCAAATACTAGCTTGTAGTTGTCCTCCACCAGCTTTCGTTGCTCTGGTGTCATGGGCTGATATGGTGGGTGTGCCATGTCTACGGTTTGCTCCCATGGCCATCCCAGGGCTTGGCCAGCTCGAGCTTTACCATCTGATCATTGACTGATCTTGTCTGCATGCCACTGGTCAGCCAAACTTCAGCCAGGTATCTGCCGTATTTGTCTTTCGGCTTGACCGATTGCAGGCGAACCTTTTTACCGTCTATTTGTTTTGTCAGCCATTTCTTGGCCAGCACTGCCATTGCCCGTTCTGCCGGGTCAGTGCTATTGGTTTCGGCTGCATTGATACCGTACAGCCTGACAGGAGTGATCCATCGAATATAGAACCCAAGATCGATGGAGACTTCTATGGTGTCTCCATCGATTACCCGGTTGACAACTGCCTGATATTCGTACATCGGCATTATCCCCTGACCACCAGTGAAGGTGAGATACAATCACCTCCTCTCTACAAGGATTACCGCCTGCTACGCCTGCTCAGCCGTCGATACTGCTGAACAGTGCCACAACTCCCACCGGTGCAGGTTAACACCTCTCCAGTGGCTTGCAGTGGTTCGATAATAGTCGGCTTGGTAGTGGTGGCTTGCTGGCCATGCCTTACGAAAATATGCATATACCGCCTGCCATCGCTGCCAATCACCCAGGCAGCACCGGCATGGGTGTAGTTGTCGTAGGTGCAGCAGCTGCCCCACCCATCGCCAGCCCCCCACGCAGCACAGCCAGCAGCATCAGCCATGGCACCAGCAGGAAGGCAGGTAAAGTCAGATTCTGGTAGGTGGCCCTCAATCCCTCTGGATGCCCGTTGCTGTGCTGCCTTGTACGCTGCCTGGCTGAGCAGTGGATCGTGCTGGAATGGTGGCAGGCCTCGCTGAGCCCGTGCCTGATTGACTTCAGCCAGGGCATCACTGCAGCTTGTTGGCGTATCACCAGCATTCAGGCAGGCAACAGACAGCAGCAGACAAGCAAGAGTTGTGATTGTTTTCATGGCTTCCCTCACAAAAGGTTTTGTGGTTGTACAAATGAAGATGTTCCCGAAATTAGTTTCGGGAACATGTTCGGTTGATATCAAACAGAAACATGTTTCCAAGATCGTCGGCCAATTACATTGCTAACAGTTGTCTGCGAAACTTCCATTAGCTTGGCAATTGATACTTGTGGCATGCTCTTGGCCATGCAAAGAATCTTCTTTGCCTTTGCATCTGTCAGTTTTGCTAGATGGCACTTAACGCCTTTTATTCCTCTACCTTTGCTAACCATATCAGCATGGTTATCTTGTATGGTGCCAAGAAACAGATGATCTGGATTTACACATCTGGGTTCGTCGCACTTATGGCACACAAACATACTTGGTGGTATTGCACCTTTGTGCATTTCCCAAGACACACGGTGTGCATCTTTTTGCTTACGATTAACACAAATTGCGCCGTACCCATTGCGGGTGCTAGCCGTCCATAACCAGCAACCATCGGTTTTGTGTACATTTGCCCAGAACCGAGGTTCCAGAGGTAGTATTCGAGATTCAGCAACACCAGATTTTCTGCATGCTGCACTACAATACTTTCCCCTGCCTGAACGTACCCTATTTTCAGGTATAGGCGGGAGATTAGCATTACATTGATGGCATGATAAACCATCAATGTATTTATATGTTCTAGGCCTCATGCTATTTCCCCAGCAATCGCTTTATCAAGGCAATTGCTTCAGGCAAGAATTGCAATGCCAACAATAGCCATAGGGCAAACTGTTTCGGATCGCCGCCCTCAGCTCGGATAAGTTCATCTACTTCCTCGGCTGTCCGTTTCTTTCTGGCACCAACCACCAACTTGTCATCAGCCTTGACACCCAGCCCATCAATAATTCCATTGAGTGCTGACTTGGCAGCATCAATGAGCATATCGTCAAGAGTGCCAGTCATTGTTGGCTTGAGTGAATCAAGACACAGGCCCACGCCGGTCTTGAGTTGCGTTTTGTCGATCTTGGCCAGATCGGGCTTGAGGTTTCCCAGCAACCCCTTGAGAATGTTGTCAAATAACCCACCGACAACTTGAACGTCTTCCATTACAGTCTCCTGTTAGAGTAACCAGTTGATCTTGCGTGCAGGGAATCCATCCACTGCTGAGAATGCCCATGAGTCATCTTGTCGCAACATGCGGTCGATAGTTTCGGCATCAGTCCAGAAGCCAGCGGTATTCGGCTCACCCCAGCCAACAGGCCCAGTGTGAGCATCAGCACCCCAGCTGTTTTCAATGTGTCCGTATTCGTTGCCGTTCTCGATAAAGTAGCCATCGAGTGCCATACAGTGCGCCCAAGAACCGCTTGGCCTGCAAATACCCTTGGCATCACGCCGCATGCTGAAGCCTTGATTCGAGCAAATGGCGATGCCGTAGCCACTGGCCAGAGCTTTCTTGGCTTCAGTCCAGCTCATGACCTGCGTGACATTCTTCACAGGATACCGCTTGGCTATCGTCTCCAGATCAGACGGAACACCGTTACGCCCGAACTCTCGGCAACGGGATTCGCTGTAGGCAGTCAGATCGTAATTGCCATGTTTGGCACGATCTACCACGCCCCAACGCTTGACAAACTCCGCAGCCCATGCACCTACGCTACCATCGCCGTTGATCCTGCCGCCGCCGATTTCTACCCGGCTTCCACCGTAGGTAATTTCTTCCACGATATCGCGAAACTCTTCAGCATCACCAAGCATAATTTCAGTGAGCATCGTCCGGCGTATGGCTGTGTTAGTCCCGAAGCTAACGCAACTGCCCACGCTGCCTTGGTTCTTCGGTGGTAGCACCTGGCCGAGTACCTTACGATCTGCTTCCCACAGGAACACATGGTCAGGAATGTCAGCAGCGAAGTTAGCCGGAGTCAGGTTAAACGTCGGCAATGGCTGAGCCATGCGGACATTGTTGACTTCTTCTGGTAGGTATTCCCAGCCGGGAACGTAGAAATTACTCACTTGATTACCACCTCCAACGCATCAGCCATTGCCCCGAATGTCGCTGTGATCCTGTTGCGGTCTTCCAGCGTCAGTTGCTTGTCTGCCTCGGTAGGCAATCGCTTGTTAAGTTCCGCAGCAATCACTGCTCGCATCGTTGGCAGTGCATTGGCTGGTGGTGGTATGCCTGCTGTTGCAATCGACCTTTGGAGCGTTGCGTACAACTCGCCCACCGTTGCCACGCTTGGCAGAGAGTTCGCTGCACTGCGGTAGACACCAGCTAACAGCGTAGCCTGTGCCTTGGTGCCTTTGCCTGCTGCTATGTCGGCTTCCAGTGCTTTCTTCAGTGACTTCTCAAAATCGCTAAGCGTATCTGGTGGTGGAGGTGGTGGACGTGGTTGACCTACAATGAACTGAAACGCCGCAACAACTACCGCTTCATTGTTCTGTACGGTCATCCAAATCAGCGTAGCAGTACCGTTTGATACACCCGTTACCATCAGCCGGTCATGTGTGGTAACTGGTTCAATCACTGTCCACTTAGGAGCAGTCTCACCCTTGGCCACTAGCCAGCCAGAGTAGCCTTGCCCTTTGCCCAGCGGTACAGTTCGCAGGCAATCGTCTGAGCCTGGCACAACGTAGTTTGTTAGCTTGCCTTCCAGCTTAATGTCAATCAGCACATACCCACCGTAGGCCATGACAGTAGGTGCATCCTGTGCAGCCTTGATAGTGGCCTTGGCTGTGGCCACGTCGTTAGCTGTTGGCCGTTTGCTGACTTGCAGGCTATCCTGGGTATTGGCCACCGATGGAAGGAGCAGTGCCAGCAATAATGCCAGTAGTTGCAGCCTGGTCAGTGATAGCGGAAAGGTTTTGCAGTCGTTGGTGTATTTTGATTTGAACCCGCCATCTGGCAGGAATTGAGCAACTCGATGGCCTCGATACTTGAACACGCTCATTACTACACCTTCCATTCCTTCCCGTAATCCGATCTGTGGATAATCCTTCAGGTCAACAATTCGCACCTTATCGCCGGTGTCAATCATCTGGCCTGCCTCCGTTCCAGTTCCAGCAGACTTGTTCCAGCCACCAGATCATACACCCACATTCCCATGATGCAGGTGCCCACCACACCACAGCACAAGACAGCCGCCATTGTTTCTACTGCCTTCATCGCTTATGTCCCGCCAGCCAGTTACCGATGGTTTCAATGATGAGCCAGAACAGATAGCTCATTTCCTTGGCTCGCCGTTGTTCTTTATTTCACCATTGCCACGCACTTCATCGAACACCCCGCCAACCCCCCGTTTGTCGGCTGCCAGTGTTACCCGTGCCACGATGATGAGGATGATCTGCCATGCTGCCCAGGACATCACACTGACAATGAAGCCGCCCACGAAGCACTCTTCCGGTGTTACGTTGCTGTAACGCTTGAGCAGATACGGTGTCAGTGGTAAGGCAGTGCAAACACTCACCAGCATGTCAGCAGTCACTTGTGCCCTGGTGGCTTTCCGTAGGATTGCCCCAACTACAGCACCAGGGAATATGCCACAACATACCCACAGCATCAGAAAGCTATCACGCAACACCTGCACATCATGCACAGCTTGCTCATTGGCTTTCTTCTCTTCTGCCTGGATTTTGCCGTTTGGTAGTGGCTGGGCTGCAATCTTGACTTGTGTTCTGATTATTGGTGCCGCTGTCATGCAGGCTGAAGATTCCATCGATGTGACAAGCTGACACATTGTCAGCGTCAACACCATCACCACTACTACGGCGAACTGTCGAGCCATGCCAACTCCCAGATCAAAACTTGGCACTGATTTCCCTGATGAGGTTGATCACAGCGAGCTGCCTGACACGATCTTTCACTTCTGCCCACTTCCACACAAACTTGGCTGTCTTGGTTCGTGGGTTGGTGCAGGGCAATGGTAGACGGTGCATAAACTTTCTGGGCTTCTTCGGTTCAGCACCCACTACATCAGCGATTTCATTGAACGTCACTTCGGCGTCTTCTTCTGTGCTTTTTCTGCACAGTGCCAGATAACGCCCCAGCATTTTGTGTATCGCCTTGAAGTGGTTGTAATTGTCTTCATCGTGAAAGAGTTCGTGGCTGTCATGTGATCGGGCGATAGGTAACCTGAGCCGGGCTCTCCGCTGCATGACGGCCAACTGCTCATCCGACAGTGGCACATCCTCAGAATCAAGTCTGGTAGCCAACCGCATCGCCTGCCCTCATGACACGATTATCCACGACGCACTTTTCTGCTTAACTCGCCTGACAATAAATTTCAACCGTCTTGGTTCAGAAATGGTGCCAGATAGGATTCACACGGACAAACCGTCAGCCCGGCCCGCCTGGAGCTGGAGCAGGTGCCGTGAACCTTGCAGGCAAACACCGCACACCGGCAGGCAGTCAGGTCGATCTGCTTGCCTCGGTGCTGGCAGATGGGGAGAGGTATTCGTTTTGGTTTAATTCCAAGAACATAGAGGCGATACTTATTTCCTAATTCTGTATCTGCTTGTAACTGCTCTGCAACCCTGCCGTAATATCTTTTCTTGGTTGGTTCATGCCAACCATCAACCAGTACAAATGGAGCTATTCTGCTACTGTCCATGTGGTACTGTAGAATGAATCAAAAAACGATGTCACCAATGGGTCAAGGCTGTCTTCTAATGGATCAGCATCGCCGAATGCATAGAAACCTCCATAGGTCACAGTTAAGTAGTATTGTGAGCCAGTGCAGTTGAAAGACGCAAAGAAGGTGCCAAACCCACCAGTTTGTGATCCTTGCCATACCATTGATCCCGATGCTGTTTCAGTCAATGCCATTGGAAATGTCAAGCCAGCACCTAACGCAAAAGTATCAAAACTGATGTATACAGTTGTTGGATAAGCAGGATCTCTGTTTGCAAGCCGATCACATGGATTTTCTTCACACGTCACCCCACCAATCAGATAATGCAGCAAACCGTTATTGCTGGCTACCCGCTTAGCTAGATATGGCTTATCAATGGTCAGCGTTCCATCGTTCTCCAGCTTCTGGTCACTGATCAGGTAATGCAGCACACCGGCATTATTGGCCACCCGCTTGGCCAGCACTGGCTTATCAAGCACCACGCCATCACAGAACCCTTCCCATGGCAGATAGTGTAGCGTCTGGCCTTCACTGCCAACACGCTTGACCAGATAGGGCTTATTGATTTCCAGTGTCATGGAGCAATAGTGTCAGGCAGCACTTCTGCCGTTTGGTCTTCCAAGGCCAGTGTGATGTCACCGGTGGAAGGATCGTACCAGTACACATCACCGGTATAGATACCAGCAGCCAGTGAGCGGGGAACAAAGATTTCAATGATCGAGAAAGAACGGTTGCTGACTGCTGCATCGGTGCCAGTCTGCATGTTTTCAAACCGGCGAACCGCTTTGCCAATTCGCCTGGCTGATTCCAGATCAAATGTTACCAGATCATTAGGCTTTGGCATTGGCCTTCATCTCGATATTGGCACCATAGACAGCTGTTGCCTGCCGTTGTTTCTCTTCCCGCTCCAGATCGGCCTTCTGGTCAACAGCCAGCTGAACCAGGTACTTGTCCCGCTCGGCCTGCTGTTCCTGCTCATACTTCGCCCTGGCTTCAGCATTGCGGAGGGCTTCTGACAGCTCCCCGCTGATCGGCTGTTGCAGTGGCTCAGTTGCTACCTGTTTGGTTGCCTTCTTCATTAAGCTGCATCCTCGTCAAGATCGATCATTACATGGAGCCCTTGCCCCAGTGTACCAGTGCCCACTGTTGCTGTCACATCCACCTCCAGCACATCGCCTGCAACCAGTGCAGCGGAAGTGAAACCGGTGTCAGTCTCGTCAATGAAGTTAGTGTTTCCGCTATCCAGAGTTATGGCAGTGGAAAGAATGTTGCTACCGTTTTTCTTGATCTGAATGACATGAGTTGAATTGCCAACAGGAGCCAAGGCTAACATCGCACGCACACTGTTAATAGTGCCGGTTGCACCAATTACCTGGTGAACAGCCCGGCGTTCGCTGGTGCCAGCAGAACCATATGCCTGACTGAGTGATGGTCGATAACGGTGTTCCAGCTTGCTGGCATCGATGCCAGCTGCAGCAACTACCGCAGCGTTGGTAATCGAGCCAGAAGGCGGGGTGAGTGTACGGCAGGAGATATTCCCTGTCACCGCCAAATCACCGTCAAGCCGTTGAGTAGCCATGTTGTTCTCCTGTTAGAGCAGCCCTAAAGCTGCGAATGGTAATGAGCGGTAGATGTCGAACTCGAGGAAGTGCGGTGCAGTTGGAGCAGCCTTGCCACCGCTACCGTTGAGAAGATGAGGGGTTGATATTGGGAGACCATCTTTGCCAACGATGTTTACATAAACAGAATCGATGTCGTTATAAAGTCGATAGCCGGCATCCAGCACATAGGCTTTCCATGTGCCATCTCTGCCGAATCCCGTTTCAGCCAGCTCAAATTCAAACGTCAGTTGCCAGAAAGTAACCTTGGTAGTCACCCCGCTGATACGCTGGGCCTCTACCTGCTTGCTGCCGGTGATGTTGGCAATGCGAACTACACCAGGAGCAAACCCGTTCCAGGTATCAGAGTTGATGGCATTTTTGTAGGACTGAAGAAACGGCAGGTTCAGTGATCCGAAATTCTTGGTCATGCTAAACCGCAGCGAACCGGCCTTACGAGTGAGTGGCGGGTCGAACGGATCTTTAACAGAATTACGAACCGGGGTGCCATTAATATCGCGTACAACTATTTCATCATGCTCGTTGAAGCTGAGGCTGACCTGAACCGGCCTGTTCAGCGGGTTGTTCAGCTCTTCATCTTCCTCGTCTTCCTCTTCACTGCCGCTGTATTCGTCGTCATACTCGGCCACCACATCAACGATATAGCTTTCGTCATCGTCCCGCTGTTCCGGTGTAACGCTCTTGCAGATCACCCCTTCATCTTCGGGGTGTGGCTCAAACAGCTTGGGAATGCTGACATGCTCGAAGATTTCTGAATGATCGGTGGCAGGATCATCCAGCACTACCTGGAAGTAGCGTTTGCGAGTGTACGCTGGCAGCAATTCCTGCCCGGACTGGACAAGTTTCTTGCCAGATGTGCGTTTCCACTCGATGACCTGTTCAACGGCCATTACAGCTCCATCCGGTAAATACCAAAGGCAAAGTCACCTGGCTTGGGTGTGTTGTCCTTAATCTGCGTCAGCAGCTGTGTCTGTGACTTCAGTTCTTTGGTCTGCGCCTGCATTTCCGGCTTGATGGTGTTGGCCTGAGCATTGGCAATGATGGAGTAAGCAGCATCGCTGCCCGCTGTGGCTGCGCCGCCAAGTTGGACAGGAATGACATTGGCCTGATCCTGCTGCAGCTTGGCATCCTTGTAGGCCTTCTCGAATGCCTTCAACTCGTCACCAGTCAGCCCGGCCTTTTGTGCTTCTTCGTATTTCTTGCGAAGCTGCTCCACTGCTGGCACTTGAGACAGCAAAAGTTCACGGCCTTCTGCAATCAAGGCGTTCTTCTTCTCTAGTTCGGCTTGCATTTTGGTAATAGGGCCAAATGGCTCTTGGTACTCATCCAATGTTTTGATGGTTTCGTTGTACATCTTGAGCCATTCTTCATACTCCTGCTTTTCCTCTTCGATCTTAGCTATCTCTTCATCCATCGCAGCCATTACCCGGTTATGCTCTTCAATCTCAGCTTTCATGGCCAATGCTTTTTCCCGTGCAAATGGGTCATAATCAGGCCTTGACATTTGCTCCAGCGTGATGTTTTTTGACATGTAAGGATCATTTTCTTTTTTTAACTGCTCTGCAATCCTCAACTGTTCCCGCATTGGATCAATAGCATCCATCTGGGCTTCCAATGACTTGATTAACGCTCCCATTCCCTCCAGCCTGGTATCAACCAGAAGCCTTTCATTTTTCAGCATGGTTTCTTGTAGTGCCAGCTGCTTCTTCATCTCTGGGGTAATGCCATCAAGCCAATCAGACACATCTTCCAAGATGGTGGCAGCCTTGGGGAGCAACCATCCAATACCAGTAACTTTCAGCAACATCCTTCCAAAGCTTTTTTCAGCCTTATCTGCTGCTTCCGCTAACTGTGGCATGTCAGCAATTGCTTTCTTCATCGCCCCTTCCAGCTTGTCCAAACCCATCACACCAAGGCCAAGCCCAAAGCCTTCTTTAATGGAATGGCTAAACCCGCCCACTTTGGATTGAGCCTTTTTCATGGCCTCCTCCAGTGGCTTGGTATGCCCTGAAATGACAACTGCCAGGTTGGCGATACTGTTAGCCATTGGGCTTTCCTAATACTGCTTCCATTTGTTCCCTGAGTACCTTCATTGATGGCTTCTTGGCCTTCACAGCTGAAACCTTGCACAGCATGAAGTCTGATGGCTTCACTCCCTTGCTGTACCTCGCTGCCCGCTGTGCCATCTGCATGCTACTCCTCAAGTCTTCAGCCCAGGGGCCAAACGGTTCCACCTCGGCAAATGCTTTCCAGTGGTCAAACTGCTCTGAATCGATCTCTTCCAGAAACTCCTCTGCATCCCACCGGCCAAACATTAACGCTAGGCGGTAACCGAATCGTCTGTCTGGCCGGTCGAGGAGTTTTTTACCTTGTCTGCCTCCTCTTTGCCGATCCGGTACAGCCTGTTGGCTTCCTCTACCACGGGCTCCAGCAGCTCAGCATCCAGTTCAGCCAACCATTTCAGGTCAGCTTCCGTGAACAGCTTCTTGCCAGCATCGTCACAGCAGGCAACCAGAGCCACCGTAGCGTGATAGCACGAATCCGGCTTGCCCAGGTTGATCATGGCAGCCGTTAACCGATCACGGCCTGCTGCTGACAACTTGGCAATGTGGACATCACCGCCAAGGGCTGGCACCGTTACCTTGCCGATAACAGTTGCCAGCACATTTCGACGGTTCAGAAAATCAGATCGAGTCAGAGGCATGAACACTCCAATTATGAACCAGCGGTAAAGGTAGGTTCACCAGTGATACAGATGGTGAATGCCCATACCACCTCATCGCCGCCTTCTTCACCCTGATTGACTTCCGGCTCTTTCACATCGGCAATGAAGCCAATGCGTTCCCATTTGCTCTTGGTGGTTTCGTCATCGATCTCAAGTTGGAAGTACAGCCCCTCTGTTCGGGAATCAGCCCAGCCACGAACCAGGCCATATTCTGTTTTGTTCCAGACGCAATCAACCACCACCATGCCAGCTTCAGGATCACCAGCCCGCTTGTTTCTCCATCGGCTGGTGTCTTGTAAGGCCCGCTTCAGTGGAATCACACCTACCTTGAGGTTGTCAGGCTTGAAACTGGTGACGCATTCAAGAGCAGCGTAAGTGCCGCCGCTTGTGGTCTTGTACTTGACTGTACACCCTGCACTGATTGTCTGATCATTAGCCATGTGACTGGTTCCTTATGTTCGGTAATGGACTACCACATCCAGCGTTCGGTATCGTTCCGGTGAATCTTGCCCGTCAGCACCTGGCAGGCTTTCATCCCGCTCGCCATCCTTGACAAACACCTGCCGCACATTAACACCGGCAATGGTTGTTGAGCCATTAACCGTTAGTGCATCCCTCACCGCGGTTGCCAGCACTCGGCTGGTTCCACGGTTCCGGTCAATGCAGTACACACTGAATGCTGGGTGTCTCAGCCCGGTTTCTGCACCACTGACAACCCGCTGCCGTCGATCTGACTGCTGCTCGTAAACAATCGAGGTCTTGCCCTTCCAGCCCATTGGCAGCTGGTCAGGGCAGATACGGTGGTCATCACCAGTTTTGACAAGCTCGCTGACTGCCTCATTGGTTTTGAGGAGATGAACGATAACCTCTTCAGCAGCATTGACTGGGGCAGGCATCAGCTTACCTTGAGTTTTCCCTTGGCAGCCAGTTTCTCCACTTCAGCCGCCATTCTTACTGCCATTCTCTCTGCTGCGCCATTTAGAGCGGTTTTGTAAGCTTTGCTGAGGTAGTTTCCCCTTCGTGCGCCGGGGTGTTCTAGCGTTGTGTAATTCCTGCCTTTGACTTTCCCTTTCTTTGAATAGATGATTCTTCCGGAAAACTTTGTAACAATTGGGTGTGGTTTGGTGCCATATTCAACCAAGTGCGCATACTTGGTAGGGTTTCTTGGCTTGCCATCTATTACCTGCTTAAAACCTCGCCTCGGGCCAACAACACAAATAACGCCACCGTTTTTGTAAGTGACCATTTTTTTACCCAACGACTTACGCAACAACCCAGTCTGCCTTGGGACATTTTCCCTGGCTTCACTAACTACCTTCGAACCTTCTGCAGATAAAACCGGGCGAAGAATACGCCGCTGAATGGCACCGGGAAACTTCTCCAGTGTTTTCATTAGTTCAGGAATGCCCTCAATGGTGGCATTCATTCTTAATGCACTTACAGGCCTTGCCATTATGTCACCATGTCCTCAGATCGGCAGAGGATCTCCAGCTTGACATTGCGGTTGTCTACGTTGTTGGCATGCACCACATACAGCTTGACACCCTTGACAATGATTCTGGTCAACCGCTGCTGGATGCCCGGCCTGTATCGCATCTCGATCATGTGGCTGGCGACATATCCAGACTGCTGGGCAATCACATAATCACGGCCTGAAAGCTGACGAAACTTGCACCACGTTTCAGCCTGGTCTGACCAGGTAGAATCTTCAAACGATACTTCACCAGTGCTGGCGTTCTGATCCAGTGTGTACTGCTGGATGGTACAACGCAGGTTGTACTCATTGGCCTTGCAGGAGACTTCAGCCATTAGCCCTGCTCCCCGGTGTACCAGCTCCCCCACAGATTCAGAATGAAATCCGGCAAGTCACCAGCCTCACGGTTCTCATACCAGTGAGCAATCAACACCTTGAGCGAATGGATCAGATCTTCGTCAACACTCTCCCTGGTTGATCCATAACCACAGGTAAACACTACCTCGATGGCATTGGCCAGCCCGCTGGGTGGTGTGGGCCAGAAGCCCGAGCTGCCCGGCTTCAGGTACCAAAAAATTTCATCCTTAACGATCTGATATTCAACCGTTGAGCCCGATTCAGCATAGTAACCAAAGGACACCACCGAAATAGTAGGCGGGTAGGGAATCCTGATATAGCCGTTGCAACCGGGAAACCTTTGCAACGTCATTTTGTAAGTTGCTGTTGCAATCTGTCTGCAGGTGTAATCCTGAAACTTGGTAAACGCTGCACGAATCAGCCTGCTGATTTCGGCCATCTGCGTGGGATCATCCACGCGCAAGAAATTGGCCACCTCCTCAGCAGGGAGAATGGCCAGCGGGTTGGGTGGTACAGTCAGCTGAAGGTGCATGCCTGCCCCTTATTAGACAGCAGCAGGATCAGACACAAATTGACCACCGATCACATCACTGCCCTGTGTCACCGGACAATCACGCCCGTTGTACAGGATGGCAACCATCGAGTTGACAGCAATGTTGGCTGTGCCTCGGGCCAGTGATGGTGTGGCATATCGCTGGCGAACATTCTTGACATCCAGCACCATCAGCTTATCGTCATAATCGCTGGCACCAGCTGCAGCCAGGGCAGTTGTACCAGCAATGGCAGTGCCTGCCGTGTTGGTGTCAGCAGCCTTGAGCTTGAGATGTGGCACTGCTGTTGCCGTCACATCGCCCAGGTAAGCAATGACACAGATGGATTTGTAGCCGCTCATATCGATAGTGACTGGTTCAAGATCAGTCTGAGCTGCTGCTGCATCAGGGCTGATGGCTACGATCTTGCACTCTTTCAGGAGGCTGTCGATCATGTTTAGGTTTCCTTATCAGTCGTTGTTTCGGGTAGGCCACCGCTGCCCGGTTTGGCACCAGGGCAGCAGTTCGGACAATTTGAGGCTGAGCCTTATGGCCAGGCTTAGGTTTCATTAAGTGGTCTTGTTCTGCAGGTACTTAACAGGTGCAACGCCAGCATTGAGCAGCTTGCCGTCCATGCGGACAAATGCCACGAATCCATCCTGGTCGTTGTCCCGGTAGCGTTCCTGCAGGCGGTACATGCGGACAGCACCCACCCGGCGAACCTTGTACTTGCTCAGCTGACCATACAGCATGATTTTGGCTGACTGGGCCTGAGTGCTGGCCATGCTCTGGTTGATGAAGATCGGGCTGCCCAGCAATCGATCAGGCACACCTTCACGCAGGCCATCAATGAAGTTGATGTAGAATCGGTTCTGGCTGTCCTGCAGTTTGCGAACGGCAGCCAGAATGCTGTCATGCATCATCCAGGCAGCACCGTTGCGATACGCAGGGTCTACGCTGTGCTGCATGTCGATCAGCTCAGCAGCAGTGAAGGCTGTCTGGCTGGATCAGCCGTTGAATCTGACACCGTTACAGCATTACCGCCCAGGTAGTTGGAGGACAGACCAGGTGCATCCAGTTGCTGTTGAAGTTGGGCAAGTGTCATTGGCATATCTGGAAAATCTCCAAAAAGTTAGAAGGCTGCTGGAATCGTGCGCTTTTTGGCGCACCATCAGCACCCGTTTTCAGCCAGGGCCATTTCAATCTCACGGCAGCGAACCATCACCATGGAACGTGATGCCACATCTACCCTGGCTGCAAACCGCTTTCGAATCTCATCAGCCTCACTGGTTCCCACTGTTCGAAAGCACCGCAAGCCAGTGCTGGTTGCCGAGTATGCCGGGAATGTCACCGGGCCAACATCGAACACTTGCAGATCCTTCAGCGTTCGAATGTGTATCCTTGCCCCTTCAGCGGTCTTGGCTTCTGTCCACTCGTCACCACCTTCAGGAATCAAAAAGCTGAAGGATGAACCGGTCAGATCACCACGCTTGATTTCCTCGATGGTATCACGCCCAGCCTGGGTGTTCGGTGGTGTGATTTCATACCGCAGTCCGATCTCATCCACACTCAGTTTCATGGTGTTGGAGCTGCTGCGCCCGAGCAGCAAGTTAGGATCGTGATTCTTGAGCCCTCGGATGTCATCTTCCTTGATGGCTCGATCAAATGCACCGGCACTGATCCGCTCTACCACGTTATCCCACAGCCAATATTGCGTACCGTCTGCACCTTCACGATAGAAGACAGCACCATAGCCGGTGATCAGTGGCAGCTGGCCATCGCTCCGCTCCTGCAATCGCACAGGCTGAACAGAAGCAGGAACAAAAGATCGAAGCAATTTACTCGTCATCAGGCATGTCTCCTGCTGGCTCTGCTGGTTCTTCTGGCTCAGATTCTGGTTCTGGCTCTGGCTCGGGTGTTCCCTGAACCTGGGCAGTGTTCTCCAGAACATCCCCGCCAGGGATTGGAGGATCGTTTTCATAGGCTCTGATTTCGTTGGTGGTGTAGAGCTTGTTCTGCTTGGCAATGGCATAGGCTGCATAACGTGCCGTCAGATCAGCCTGCATGAATATCTTGCGGTTGAACTCGATCACATGGCTGTCATTGGCTTTCTCTTCCTCACTCAGCAGCTTCTCCATGCATTCATGCTCGAAGCGTACCAACCAGCCATCCAACACCTGATCCAGATAGTTCTGATTGTCGGCATAAACCGAGTTGTACCCCTGCCCAGTAGGATCACCGAGCTTTCTGGCAGGCACACCAGTCAGGGCAGATGTCATGCGCACGTTGAACATCTGCATTTCGGACATCTGTGAATCTCGGGCTGACTGGCTCAGCACATGGGCTTTAGTGCCAGCCTGCAAGATGGCAGTTCGGTGCATGTTCTCCAGCCCTGACTGCAGATTCTCCCAGTCCTTTCGAAGCTGCCGCACCACTTTTGGTGGTAGTTTGTTGGGGGCTTCCAGCACCACCGACGGAACAGCACCACGGCGATAGAACCGGGTAGAAAACTTGCGTGAGGCTACACCCAGGCCCAGCGTTTCTTTGCCCACTTCCCGCCAGCCCATACCACACAATCCATCCCAGGACAGATTCTTCAAATGGATTACGTTCTCAGCATCCAGTTTGCGCCATTCACCAGATTCCAGTTGATGGCAATAGTACAACACACCATTGGCCCGCACTGGCCAGGTACGTTCCGGCTCGAGCAGCAGTATCTCTTCGGGTATGCCATTTCTGCGTGAGATAAACGAATACCCATTACCCTTATCGCAGGCATGCATCACCATGACCTCTTTCCAGGTCACAGCAGTCATATAACGGTTGGGCTTCCGGTTCAGCAGGTAATAGGCTGGCGGGAAGTGGGC